ATGTTCGATATCGATCCAGTTGAATTAGCTCGACTTCAGCTTTTTCATCCTTACGCGTTCAAACGCATGTACGAGGCTGTTTCGAACAACGCTAGATTTGTACATTACACCAGTGCCGACACCGCCGTGAAAATTATCCAAAACGAAGAAGTTTGGATGAGAAAATCGACCTGCATGAACGACTTTAATGAAATCGGGCACGGTTTCAACTGCTTGGAAAGGGCTTACCGAGAACACAAAGATCGTTTCGAGAACATATTCAATTCGCTATATCCTGGGCTAAGCAAGAGGATTGAGGATCACTTCAACAACTGGCTGCCAAGTATAAGGACCGCCACCTACATTTCTTGCATCTCAGAGCATGACGATACCGAGGACTATAACGGTCGACTTTCGATGTGGCGCGCGTACGGAAGTCCAAGGGGTGTCGCACTTGTTGTGAATGGCGGACCTTTTCTTCGCCCAAGTGATGCCCTCCAAGCTTACACTTCGCCTGTGGCGTACCTAGACGAGCGGAAGTTCAGCCTCGAATTTGAGCAACTTCTCACCGGTTTTGAAAAAGGTAACGCGATCCTATCAGGCATGTCCGAAGATGAGTTGTTGGCAAGCCTATTCGAGGTTTTTCGAATGGCAGTACTTTGCACAAAGCATCCTGGTTTCGCCGAAGAGAGGGAATGGCGCATTATTTACAGCCCTAGCCTCAATGAGTCACTAAGAATAAAACCTGATTTATTCACCTTCGAAGGGGTGCCACAGCGTATTTTCAAAATACCGCTACAAAACGTCCCTGAGGAGGGACTTTATGGACTGAATGTGAGTGAAGTATTGGAACGCGTTATTATTGGTCCAACCAACTTTGCTATTGAAATCAGGGAGGCACTAGGTGTCGTTATGGAAAGCAAGGGTATCAAGAATGCACTGGAAATGATCTGGATATCGGAGATCCCACTAAGGAACTGACGCATAGTTTCCATTTTTAGTCGCCGCCCCCTTCTGCAAATAGCGTGCGTCCATTCTGGCGGCTGTAAGCGCGTCCGACTTCAAGAAGTCACCGAAGGCCAAGAACTGGGTCGGAAGCGCTATAGCGTACGCTGTGGGGCTGGATTTGGACGACAACGTGCAGCGCAAGCGGGCGTCCAGCCTTGTGACTGCCTTGATGCGTGAGGGTGCGCTTGTCGAGCGGGAGGAGCGGGATCCGGTGCGCCGGGAGTTGGCGGTGTTTGTGAGGGCGGCTTAGGGAACCAACCCCCCCCGCCCACACGTTCCTATAGCCAAGTAGCTTACGCACTGACCACGGATGTACTGGCAGACAGCGAAAAGCGACAGGAAGGTCGGGGCGAATAGCACCGGCCTTTTTTGTTGTGGACTGAGCGGCTTTTCACTCTGAAAGATAAACTTTGAGGTGTATTGAGGAAAGGTGAATTGTCTTTGGTTTGCTGGGGTAGTTTTCCATGATATTTGAACTGTATTCAAAACGCGCGGCCAAAAAATCTGGGAACGTAGTTGATGTTTACGAATACGAAAATATTCCTCAAAAGCTCAAGGTGCAGACGGTACAGATATTTGATGAGATTTTTGGCAATCCAGATGACTATTATCGCAGCGATGAACGCGCCGCGAATGTGCATCGATGCTATGAGGAAGTAGTTAAAATTCTCCGCAGGGAGCATGGGGTAATGCGCCTCTCGGGCTCAAAGTCGTACGACGATGATTTCAGACTGGAGTACTTGAACTATATTCTATCATCTGAAACGGCTGATCTCTATTTAGATGCGGTTGAAGTAGGCATAGCTGCCGTTAATGTTTTCTGCAGATCAAATTCGTATCGCGCGCTGCAAGATGCGGCCGATCGTTGCGACGAAGCTATCAAAGAAATAAACTATAGAATCAAAGAAAACGGCTTAGGGTTTGAGTGGCTGGACGATCAAATCGTTCGCATAGACTCCGAGCTTGTGCATGCGGAGATTGTAAAGCCTGCGCTGTCCTTCCTGAATGGCGCAATGTATGCGGGACCACGACAGGAATTCCTCGGTGCGCACAAACATTATCGTGCTGGCGAACACAAGCAAGCGATTGTAGACTGCCTCAAGGCATTTGAGAGCACGATGAAGGCGATCTGCGACAAACGCGGATGGACTTATGATAAAGGAAGGGCCACGGCAAAAGACCTCATTACAATATGTTTTGATAAGGGTCTCGTGCCTTCGTATTGGCAAAACAATCTAGCGAATTTAAAGGCGCTGTTAGAGAGTGGAGTGCCCACCGGCCGCAACAAGAACGCTGGGCATGGCCAAGGCGCAACTCCGGTTGACGTGGACGATAGTGTCGCCGAGTACATAATGCATATGACAGCGTCCACAATCCTGTTCTTGGCGAAATCGGAAAAAGAGCTGCCGTAAGCGACGCTCAATACAACCAAAACGCATCATAAAATTCGCGTTAAAGTTTGCCCGGATAGAGAATTTTTTATCCGTGCAGTAACTGTGCATATCCGGGCAGAGACACCTGCACAGCGCTGCCCGGTTAGTGCACGTTTAGTAGGGTATATATTTATATATACCCCTACACGTGCAACCGTGCAGGGCGGTGTGCCGCGCGCACGGTTCTCAAGATGATTTATTCGGGCAACGTGCGGCGGTCAGAAGGGCAGTCGGAACACAACCCGGAACAAGTACCGCTCCAATTCCATTTGCGGCTCATGAGGAGAACGCAAATGCGCGAGAACGAAATACAGCCATACACCGTCGAGGAGCTGCAGCAGAAATATGCCGTAAGCCTGCATGTGGCAGTGGAGGTGCTCGAACACTTTCGAGGCGATCGGTCGAAGATCGACAAGTTTATGAAGCGGTGCCCGAACCGGGACGATGACGATCGTCAATGACGGATGCCTGCGATTAGGAGGTCTTTTTTGCAGATCCGGTCTTGAACGCGCCTTTTCTGCCACCAATATCTTTCGTGCTTCTTGTTCTGTTTGGATTGGAGGTAAGAAATGAACAGCCAAGATGTTTTATTTCGAGCACCCGTTCGTGTTCGCCTGCAGTGCGGCATCGAAAGAACATTCCTCAGCGTTTTCGATGCGCTGGATTTTTTGGAAGCAGAGTGGCCGCTCCGACGCGGAGAGCGATACAAGAGGGCGGTAGGCAAATGCCGCGCCGCTCTGGAATGGGCAGTGCCCTCCGAGGTTGCCCGCGAGGCTTTCATCGCAGCTTGCCTGGAGGCAGGCATGCCGATGGTTATGACAAGTCCGCCGGTGGGCAAACAAAGGCCCGATCTTCAAGCAACTGGCTAGATACACAGCCCCGCTTTCCGCGGGGCTTTTTATTTGCGGAAAAAATATTCCGCAAATCGACTAGCCGTTTTGGCTCCTCTCTCGGAAAGTATGTGTGTCACCGCCACGACACCACACCACGAGGAGACGCCCATGGGCAGAGCCACAAGCCAAACCACCCGCATCAATGGCAAGCGCGTCGTCATCCGGACTTCGCCCAAGGGCAAAGTCACCGTCGCAGACGCACCCATCAAGGAAAGCGAAGGGCAGGCTGCCCAAGTGCGCGCCCTGCGGTCGCTCCCTGAGTACGGCCGTCAGTTCCTTCTTGCTGGCGACATGAACAGCGCGAAGCGCGGGCCACGTGCCCAAGCGGACGCGATCGCAACTGGCATGACGCCGGGCGAAGCTGACCTGCGGATCTACCTCAAGGGCGGCCGGCTGCGGATGATCGAGAACAAGGTTGGTAAAGGCCGGCTTTCTCCGGCGCAGGTTGATCGGCATGCTTCGCTGGCTCGGCTCGGGCATCCAGTGGAGGTGGTGCGGTTCACATCCACGGCAGAAGCGGCCAGCAAGGCAGTGACGCTGATCAAAGGCTGGTTGGCCGATAACGACAACAGCAAGCAGCGCGGGGAGGGAGAATGAACCCATTACTGCACAGGGTAGCACGCGGAAAGCGGGAGCGCCTCGATGAATACTGCACCCGCGTTATCGCGCATCATTGTAAGTCCGACATTCCTGGCGCGGGGGAGGACATGATTGGCGAGGTTCTTCAATACCACCGCGATTGCATCACCGACTACGTGGAGCAAAAGGAACGCGATACGGCATTAAGTGCCAGTCGCCACCTGGAGGCGAGGCTCGCAGCAGCACTTGTTGAGCTCGAAAAATACAAGGGCGCATACCTTTCCATGAAGGCCAACGCACCGACGTCGATTCCGCTTCGCGAGGCGGAGGAAGGATGCCTCAAGTCTTTCAATCTGGCCCGCGAGAAAGCAGCAATGCTGTTCGAAGGCGAGGGAGGTCAGCCCACCGAATCCAGCGAAGCGATCAGAGCAATTCCGGACCCGAAACCACGATGGAGCAAGCGATGAAAACAGCCAAAGTGAATGTCGTTCTAAGCGCAACCACAGGCCGTCCGGTGGAGAGTATCGGACAAATGATCAGGGATGCAAAGCCGATTGTGGAGGCTCGGAAAAATGCGGAGGCGAAGGCAATGAAAATTCAGACGAGCCGGATCGGAAAACGCCAGTCCAAAGGTGACGGATGGAACGGCGCCGCTAACGACAATGTTTCGATGCCAGCAATCCGCTGGCTGCTTACGCAAAAAAAGGACGAGATGCTGAAACCGCTGCTAGCCTACATCCGGCTGGACCGGGAGGCGAACAGCGGGGCCGAGCTAATCGGAAACACGTACACGACCCAAGATCTTCTGCAGGTAGACCAAAATACGTGGATCGATCCGAAGACAGGCGAGCTGAAGTACAAGGGCGAGCGCAGGCTTACGGGGATCGATTTTACCGGACGCGAACATGCCGGAAAATCGAAAGCCGATCCGATGCAGATCAAGAAGGCGCCAGCGTCGGTCCCGAAGCCATTCATGGGGGACAAGCCCGTGATTGAGCGAATGGATGCGAAGCCGAAGTTAGAACGGCTGAGGACGGCGCTTGGGCCGCTGTTGGAACCCTTCGAAGAATTGGCGCTCTACGGCAAAAAACTTGAGGCGGTGGGTTGGACCGCAGGCGCATCGAACGAGCGAGCAGCAATGTCGATCGGCGGTTCAATTCTCTTGATGGGACTATCGTGTGTGGCGGGAGAGCTCATGGCCATGAGGCGGCAAGAGAGGATCGCCGCTTAGCCGTACAGCAAAATTCAACGCGAACCGGTATATATGTAGGGTTCTTTAAAAGGCCGCCTTCGCGGCCTTATTCTTTTGGTCGCCCCAGCCTCAGGTTATCCAGGCGAAGGACGTGCGACCAACCCGGCTCAGGTCGGGTACCAATTCGCGCGGAACTAAATCCACGCTTGTTGGAACGCGAGCGTAAGGAGGGCGGTAGCCGCGCCAACAAGAGCGAAAACCGCTCCCCAAAACGCCGGTCTATCACGTTTGGTCTTCGCGTCTTCCCAGGTGTTGCAGCAGCCCTCCAGGATGCACTGAGAGATAAAGCCAGCAGCGATTGCAATCGTACCGGACAACAGCACCGTCCAAACATAGTGTTGCAATGTTCTTTCCAGCGGCTCCTGAGGCCAAAAATAGAAGCAACTGTACGCCATTGCCAACCCGGCAACGACTTTAGCTATATGATAAATCCAGTTGGGATATGAGCGCATTTTTTCCTCGCATAAAAATGCACTTGTACCTGCTGGCTATGTATTTCCCAGAGGCAACTTCTGTTCCTGCATCTGTATCGTTAGATACGGTGAACGGTGACTAAACGATTGCCACAAGAAATCCCTGCAGCATCCCGCCTGCTTCCCAATCCCATGCGCGTTCTCCTCCGCTTGCATGGTGATCGTGCGGCCCGTTCCCTTGGTTGGTTGAGCGGGCCGCTTTTGTTTTTCTTGATTGCTTCGGATGCCGATCCGCTGTGGTGCTATGCTGCGATACGACGAGCAGCTTTGTCGGATGCTTTACGATCGGCACCATGTTCCGAGATGATTTTAGCTGCCTCTTCCACGGAAATGCGATGCTTCTTGGCCAATGTCTTGGCGTCATAAGCCTGTTCGGACGCCGAAGCGCCTTGCGGTTGTGCCATGGTTTTTCTCCTTGATATGGCCGACGCTATTTGAGCCGCATATTGCAGGCTGTCGGTCACTGTCCTGTATGTAGGTAGTCGGGCTGCACTGCACAACCACGATGGCATCCATATCGGGAGACGTGATGCCCAAACCCTACGGCCGCTCAGCCGAAGCCGCTCTCTACCGTCGCATGTACAAGACAGCCAGATGGCAGCGCCTACGCGAGGCCCAGCTTACCGCCGAGCCGCTGTGTCGCTTCTGCCTGGCTATTGAGGACGTGACAGAGGCAACGACGTGTGACCACATCAAGCCACACAGGGGTGACGAACACTTGTTCTACGACCCAGCCAACCTGCAATCACTTTGCGCTCCATGCCACGACAAGCTGAAGGCTCGCATCGAGCGAGGCCAGCAGGCCGTGGTGATTGGCGTTGATGGATATCCGGTCGAAGTCGTTGGGTAGGGGGTGCCTCGAAAGTGCCCGAGCGACCACCGCAGGACCGGTGGGGTAACGCAATTCAAATGCAAACACAGATTTTTGCCTAGCGCGTGCGCAAGCGCGCGTGCGCGAGGGGATTCCGCATGTCTGAGAAGAAAAGCCGCGTCGACAGCGTTGATGAGGCCATAAGGATTGCTTCTGCGGCGTCTGAGGAGATCCAATTTCCGGAAAACGTGCCTCTCGACGATGGTGACGTCCCATTTTTCAAGAACGTCATTGCCGAATACGCCCGCGCCGACTGGTCAGCGCACCAGCTTGAGATTGCAGCGATGCTGGCCAGGACGATGGCCGACCTCGTGAGGGAGCAGGATCTGCTCCGCACCGAAGGGTCGGTTGCATACAGCGAGAAAGGGACGCCGCTGGCGAACCCGCGCAAGGCCATCGTCCAGATGCACGCTTCTTCCATTCTGTCGTTTCGCCGATCGCTGGCGCTGCATGCGCGAGCCGTACAGGGTGAGGCGAGGGACGCAGCCAAGCGGCGCGACCAGGCCAAGGAGATTGAGGCTGGCGCTAGCGTGGATGACGAACTCCTAGCCTAATTGAGGTTGTGAATGCTTTCTGAGGCCGTGGTCGGCGCCATCAAGTGCGGCCCGATCCCGGTTCTGCGCGACTGGCGCGGGCTACCGACGTCGGAGCTCACCCGCGGCGAGAAGATGTGCCGCTTCATCGAAGAATACCTGGTCGTGCCAGAGGGCGCGCTGGTCGGGCAGCCGATAAGGCTGCTGGACTTCCAGGTAGCCTTCATCCTGTCCGTCTATGACAACCCAAACGGCACGTCGCGAGCGTATTTGTCGATCGCACGTAAGAACTCCAAGACGGCCACTATCGCCTGCCTCTTGCTTGGCCATGTGATTGGCCCGGAGGCGTTTCCGAACAGCCGCATCATGTCGGGCGCTCGTTCTCGCGACCAGGCGGCGGAAGTGTTCAACTACGCCAGCAAGATGCTGATGATGTCGCCACGCCTGAAAGGGCTGTATCGCATCGTCCCATCCGGCAAGATGATTGTCGGCCTTCGCAAGAACGTCGTTTATCGCGCGAGCTCAGCGGAAGCGAAGAGCGCGCACGGCGGTTCGCCTCTGGTTGCCATCCTTGATGAGGTCGGCCAGATCAAAGGCCCGCACGACGACTTCGTTGAAGCGATCGTTACGTCGCAAGGCGCCTATGGCGACAAGGCGATGATCTTCGCTATCTCGACGCAGGCAGCGACTGACGGCGACCTCTTTTCGCGATGGCTGGACGATGCCGAGACATCAAAAGCACCACGAACGGTTTCGCACCTTTACACGGCTCCAGCTGATTGCGACGTCCTCGACGAGGAAGCGTGGAAAGCCGCAAACCCGGCGCTTGGCAAGTTCAAGTCCGTTTCATCGGTTCGCGATGATGCTGAGCGCGCATCGCGCATGCCGACCGAAGAAGCCAGTTTTCGCTGGTTGCACCTCAATCAAAGGATTGATGCCAATGCACCGTTTGTGTCGCCGGCTATTTGGCGAGCGTGTAACGCTCGAGTTGTGGACTTTGATGGTCTCCCTGTCTTTGGTGGGCTCGATCTTTCTGAGGTGAGCGACCTGACTGCTCTGGTGCTCATGGCGCCGAAGGAGCAGGAAGGCAAAACCATCTGGCACGTGAAGCCGACGTTCTGGCTGCCCGGCGACGGGATACGCGCCAAGGCGAAAGCCGACCGTGTGCCGTACGATGTCTGGCATAAGGGTGAGCATCTCGAGGCCGCCCCAGGCAGAACCGTCGACTACGAGTTCGTTGCGCATTATTTGCGCGACCGGTTCGAAGAGATGGATATCCGCAAGATTGCGTTCGACCGCTGGAATTTCAGGCATCTGAAGCCATGGCTGCAAAAGGCTGGCTTCTCGGACGATCAGCTTGAAGGCGATGACGCTGTATTCCAGCCGTTCGGACAGGGGTTTCAGTCGATGTCGCCGGCTCTCCGCGAGCTCGAAAGCATTATTCTGAACGGCAATTTGGCGCACGGCGACCATCCTGTGCTGACGATGTGTATGATGAATGCCACCGTCAAAGCGGATCCTGCCGGCAATCGAAAGCTCGTCAAACACAATCGCGAACGCCGCATCGACGGCGCAGTCGCCTTGGCGATGGCAACGGCGATGGCCGGAACCTACGAGGGCGGCGATAGCGGCAACCTTGACGACTTCGTCAACAACATCATTTCTGTCACCTGGTGACGGGCAACCTAGTGGTGAGGCCTGATGGGCTTTTTTGAGAGATGGGTCGGAAGGCCTATCAAGCTCACCGACGGCGAGTTCTGGCGAGGCTTCTTTGGCCTCGGCACCACGTCAGGGGAGACAGTCACGATTGAGAGCGCCCTTTCGCTTGATGCGGTTTGGGCATGCGTCAACCTCGTGCAGAACGCTGCCGGCACGCTTCCTTGCATCGTTTATGGCGAGGACGGCGTGACGGTCGACAAGAACGCTCCGCTCTACGAGCTTCTGCACGACATGCCGAACATGGACGACACGGCGCCAGAGTTTTGGTCGATGGCGGCTATGTGCTTGCTGCTAGACGGCAACTTCTTCGCCGAAAAGAAGATGAACGGCGAGCGCCTCGTTGCACTTAATCCGCTTCACCCTTTGAACGTGGATGTGTGTCGCTCCAAAGATGGGCGGAACACGCGCTACTACGAGGTGACGGAAGACGGCAAAAAGCGCCGAGTTCCCGAAGGCAAGATGTTTCACGTCCGCGGCGTCCGGCTACCTGGCTGTGATCGCGGCATGTCGCCTATCGGCGTTGTACGCAATACGGTCGGTAGCGCATTGGCAGGCGAGAAAGTCGCGGGCCGGATGTTCAAGAACGGCCTGCTTTCTTCGCTCATCGTCAGCTCGGATCAGATCTTGAAGCCTGAGCAGCGCAAGCAGATCTCCGACACGCTGACGCAGTTCGCCGGCGCCGAGAAAGCCGGTGGCGTGACGGTGTTGGAGGCTGGCTTCAAGCCGTATCCCATGTCGATCAACCCAAAGGATGCTCAATTCCTTGAGGCGAGGCAGTACAGCGTCGAGCAGATCTGCCGCATTTTCGGCGTTCCTCCCGTGATGATTGGGCACGCGGCCAACGGCACTACGACCTGGGGCAGCGGCATCGAGCAGCTGATCCTCCAATTCACCAAGACCTGCATGCGGCCGATGCTCAAGCGCATCGAGGCGGCAATCTATCGTGACTTGCTGGACGCAAAGACCAGGAAGACCACGAAGGTGAAGTTCAACATGGAAGAACTCTTGCGCGGCGACAGCACGGCGCGAGCAGAAGTCCTGTCGAAGATGGTCACGAACGGCATCTATCTCGTCGATGAGGCTCGCTCTTACGAAGACAAGGCACCAGTGGACGGCGGCAACAAGTCCATCGTGAACGGCACGATGACGCGCCTCGATACGCTTGGGAAGACCGAAACTCCGGCGCCAACGCCAGCAGCGCGCGCTGCATAAGGGAAAATCATGAAGTTTGAACACCTGATTTCGGCCTTTCTGGCCGAACCTTGGGCTATTCAGCGCGAAAAACTGGGCGTTTTGGCTGATGTTTTGGTGGCGCGGGCCGAAGGCGAAAAGCTGTTTTCATCCGAGTTCGCGGCATCGATAGACGATGCGCGCGCCAAAGAAATCGCTGAAACCAGCGGCAGCGTCGCCGTAATCCCGGTTTATGGGGTTTTGGCCGATAAAATGGACCTGTTTTCCGCGATGAGCGGCGGCACTTCCTATGCCGGTATCAAGAAAGCGCTGCACAAAGCGCTTTCGAATGAGGACATCAAGGCTGTCGTGCTCGACATCGACAGCCCCGGCGGGACGGTCCCAGGCACCGACGAGCTCGCAACCGAAATTCGCAAGCTGCGCGGTGGCGAAAAGCCGATCATTGCGCAGGTCAACAGCTTGGCGGTGAGCGCGGCTTACTGGATTGCGGCGTCGACTGACGAAATCGTCGTCACGCCATCCGGACGTGCTGGTTCGATCGGCGTCTACACCGCCCATGACGACATGTCTGCCGCTCTTGAGCAGCGAGGCATCAAGCGCACCTACATTTCTGCCGGCAAGCACAAGGTTGAGGGCAACGAGACCGAGCCGCTTGGCAAGGATGCCCTCGCACATGTGCAGGACGGCGTGAACCGCTCATACAATCGCTTCGTCGCAGCCGTTGCCGAAGGGCGAGGCGTGACCGTCAGCAAAGTCGAAGACAATTATGGCCAAGGCCGAGTTTTCTACGCCGAAGCGCTGGTGGACCGCGGCATGGTCGACCGCGTTGCGACGCTTGACGAGACTTTGGCCCGCTACGGAGCTGACGTTGAGCCTGCTCCGGTGAGGCGCATCAAAGCCGCTAACGCTGCGAAGGCTGAGGCAGCGCAGACGCTGGTCGAGAAGATGTCAGCCGGCGAGCAAATTACAGAACGCGAGTTCGAAAACGGCATCAGGGGACTGATGGGGTTGTCGGGCTCTGAGGCAGAGCGGGCCGCTCGGCTCTACCTCAAGGATGGTCAGGGGGCTCCTGACATCGATGCGGATGCTGCTGCTTTGGCAGCCATTGAACGGCTTATCGCCGAAGCAAAATCACCACTCATTCGATAAAAGGAGCCACTCATGGCTGATAATCAACTTGCCGATAAAATCGGCGAGCTCGGTACTTCGCTTGCGTCCATCAAGGAGCAGGTAGGCAATCTTGCAACCGACTTCACTTCGAAGCTTGCTGCGAACGGCGAAGTTTCCGCTGAGCTGAAGGAAAAGACCGACAAGGCACTTTCCGAACTCGGCGACGTTACGACCCGCCTCGGCGACTTGGAAAAGCGCGCCGCTCGTGAACGGGATGGCGGCGATCCCGATGAAAAATCGCTGGGTGATATCGTCGTCGAAGCCGCTGGCGCGCAGTCGTTTGACTCCTCGTACCGGGGAATGATCAAGGTCAAGGCCGACCGCGCCGCTATCACCTCAGCCAATACCACTGTTGGCGCGGGCCGTTCTCAGGGCACTTCTCTGGTTCCTGGTGCGCGCGTTCCGGGCATTTTCGGTCTGCCTGAGCGACAGCTGACGATCCGCGACTTGGTGATGCCCGGCCAGACGTCTTCGAGCACGATCGAATACGTCAAGGAAACGGGCTTCACGAATAATGCTGCGCCGGTTGCTGAAACCACTGCCAAGCCGTACTCGGATCTGACGTTCGATATGACGTCCGCGCCGGTTCGTACGATCGCGCACCTGTTTAAGGCCTCCCGCCAGATCCTGGACGATGCGCCCGCGCTTCGCTCCTACATCGACGGCCGCGCTCGCTACGGTCTGCGCTTCGTCGAGGAAAATCAGCTGCTGAATGGGTCTGGCACCGGTCAGAACCTTCACGGTCTCGTCCCGCAGGCGACCGCGTTTAACCCGGCCTTTGCTGCTGCAGACGAAACGGCGATCGACCGCCTTCGTTTGGCCGTCCTGCAGGTCGTTCTCGCCGAGTATCCGGCCACTGCGTTCGTTCTGAACCCGATCGATTGGGCCAAGATCGAACTGACCAAGGACGCCGGCGGCAACTACATCATCGGCAATCCGCAGGGTTCGCTCACTCCGACGCTCTGGAACCTGCCGGTCGTTTCGACGCAGGCCATGGCCGCAGGCGAGTTCCTCACCGGTGCTTTCAGCTTCGCGTCCCAGATCTTCGACCGCATGGATATCGAAGTTCTGCTCTCGAGCGAAAACGTGGACGACTTCGAGAAGAACCTCTTCACGATTCGAGCCGAAGAGCGCCTGGCGTTCGCAGTCTATCGCCCCGAGTCCTTCGTGACCGGCGACGTCGAAGGCGCCTGATTGATCTGAGGGGAGCTTCGGCTCCCCTTTCCTTGAAAGGGAGTGAACATGACTGATTTTCTGGAAGTGAAGGCCAAGCGCACTTTTGCTGCTGGCAAAGAACTGAAGACCAAAAAGAGCGATCCGTTCAAGGTCGAGGCAGGCGAGGCGAAGCAGCTTGAGGCGCAGGGTCTGGTCGACATCATCGGCGAGGCAAAGGCTGAAACCTCTGCTGAAGACGACGACGCGGATGAAGCCGGTGACAAGCCGGTGATCTCCTCTGCTCGCTCGACGAAGAAGAAGGACAAACTCGATGCTGTCAACGAAGGTTCGTAAGCGCAGGGTCGCGTCCTATATCGGCGCCGGCATCGTCAACGGTATCGGCTCCCCGGTTAATTCTGTTGCACCTGCCATCACGGGCACTGCGCAGGTTGGCCAGGCGCTGACGTCAACAACCGGCACGTGGTCTGGTTCCCCAACCTTTGCGCGGCAATGGTTTGCTGCTGGCGTCGCGATTTCTGGCGCCACTGCGGCGACCTATGCTCCAGTCGCTGGTGATGTTGGTAAGGCCATCACGGTTCGCGTCACGGCCACGAATGACAAGGGCAGTGTGCCAGTCACAAGCGCGCCTACTGCCGCAGTAGTGGCGGCCTGATATGCCAGTCGTCGATCTCGAAACCGTAAAGAAGCATCTCCGCATCTTTCATGATGATGAAGATGTGGAGATCGGCCTCTATCGCGACGCTGCTGAAAGCATCGTAACGCAACATCTTGATCGCGAAGTCGTAGCCGTAGGCGAGACACCAACGGCTGACGACGGCATTGAGGCTACCCCCGCCATCGTGTCGGCGATCCTTCTTGTGACCGGCGACCTCTACGAGGTGCGAGAGCCTGACCCGAAGGCAACGGGCGACGCGGTTCTTCCGCGAGCGGTACGGATGCTTCTGGCTCCGTGGCGTGTCTGGCGAACAGTGGCGGACGACTATGTGGCTCCGCTTCCATGAACCGTTCGACTGGCGCCAGCCAGGTTTCACGATCGCTTATCCGGCCGGTCTTTACAACGTCACGCGCAAGTGCGCCGCGGCTGCGATAGCGGCTAAGTCTGCTGAACCCACCAAGGATCGACCTAATGCCAAAACGCAAGAGGGCGGGCGCAGGCTCGCTGAGTGAGCGCATCGGCTTTGAGGCCGAGGTCGAAGGCGACGATGGATATGGTGGTGTGGTGGTCGGCTTCGCTGAGCAATTCGTTGAACCAGCCCGCCTTGAACCGCGCGTAGGTAGCGAGACGGTCATCGCGAGCCGCCTTCAGGGCTTGCAGCCCTACACCATGACCGTCCGCAGCAACGAACGCACGCGCGCCGTCACGCCTGCTTGGCGGGCGCGGAATAAGCGATTTGGTGTGGTCTACGCGATCAAGGCTGCGGTCAACATCGACGAACGCAACCAGTGGATCGAGCTGCTTGTGGTGCAGGGGGAGGCGTCTTGATCAAGGCAAAAGTCCTAGGCCGCGAAGCGCTGACGAAAAAGCTTAATCAGGTCGCTCCGCTCGCCAACAAGTACGCCGCCGAAGCGAAGCTACAGATCGCAACAGAGGCTGCGGAGAGGATTTCCGACCGCGCTCCTATCAGCAACAGCGCGACAGCTGGCGACTATGCTGCTTCAATCCAGGGCGCCAAGATTTCCGACAGACCGACTGCGAAAGCACTTGTCGGCGCATCGGCCAGCAAGGATCCGGATGCGACTGGCGTTTTCGCTGCGTGGATTTGGCATTTTTTGGAATTCGGGACACGTCCGCACAACGTTGCAAAGGGCGGCGGTACGGTTGCCGGCAAGAAGCAGGCGGACGGTGCAAAGCTACACCCCGGTACGCGGGCGCAACCGCACGTTTTTCCGACGTGGCGATCGATGAAGGCCAAGGCCAAAAAGAAGATTAGCGACGCCATATCGCGCGGAGTGAGGGAGGCCATGAAGAAATAATGGCTAGTCCCGATCTTGAGTTGCAGGGCGCTATCGTTGCGAGACTGAAGGCGCGCGCCGCGCTGACGGCTATTGTAGCGCAGCGCATTTACGACCGCCCGCCGACCAGCGCACCGTTTCCGTACGTCGAATACGGCGAAAGCCAAGTCATAAGGGATGATGTCGGCTGTTTGAAGTCGAACCTCATCTACGTGACGATCCACGTTTGGTCGCAATATTCCGCAGGCTTTAAGGAGCTGAAGGAAATCATTCACGAGGTCGTCGAGGCGTTGGATGAAGCACCCTTAGTGCTGCCCTCACATCGATTGATATCGATTACGCGGCAAGACGCCCGTCATTTCAAAGACCCGGACGAAGTCACGACCCACGGTGTCGTCGAGTTTGTCGCGCGCGTCGAGACACCGGCCTGATTGGCCACCAACCCCTAGTTTTTGAGGTTTACAAATGGCCGACGGTCAACAGATTGGTCGTACGCTGCTCATCCAGATCGGTGACGGCGAAACTCCTGAAGTCTTTTCGAACCTGTGCGGTCTGACGACCCGCAGCTTCAATATGTCCGCGAATGAAGTCGATACGACTATCACGGACTGCGTCAATCCGGAGAATACGCCGCAGAAAACAGCGGAGCCGGGCATCAAGAACCGCACGTTCTCGGGCTCCGGCAAGTTCGTGAAGAGCGCCTCCAACACCGCGTTCATGACGCACGTGAACGATGCTACCAAGTTCAATGCCAAGGTAATCGTGCCTGGCCTCGGTACTTACACCGGCCCTTGGTTCGTTTCTGAATTCGAGTTCAGCGGCGAGATGGAAGGCAACATGGAATTCACGGCCACGTTCGTTGCTGCTGGCGTTCTGACTTTCGTTGCGGAGGTGTAATTTGGCTGATGCTGAAAAACCCTTTCCGTTGGAAGTAAACGGAGCTCGGGGGGAGGTCGGTCTGTGGGTCGGCAAGGAACCGCTGGTCATCGTCGCTGAGATGGGTGGCCTTGCTTCCGTGTCTTCGCGCCTGTCGTGCAAGAGCATGTCCGATTTGTTCCTTCGCCTGTCGGGCGTCGAGCCGGCCGCTACCGTGGCCGCGCTCGATCTGCTTACCGTGCGTGGCGACAAGATCGCGGCCATCGGCGCACTAAAGCTCAAGCACTTCGGCGCCGTCGCCAAAGCGATTTCCGAGGCTTTGTCCCATCATTTTGATGAGGAAGACGAGGGAAACGGGGAAGCCGCTCAAAAGGCGGCATAGAAGAACCTTTCCCCTGGCGCGACTGGCAAAAAATCGCATTCGGCGGCCTTGGCTGGACACCGGGAATATTCTGGGTATCTAGCTTGACCGAGTTCACCCTTGCGGTGAAGGGCAAGGCCGAAGCGAACGGAGCCAAAAAGTCCGTGGCGCCGCCGTCTGACGAAGAAATGGATGAATTGATCAAGAAGTACGGTGGCTGATCAACGTTCAGCAGCAAGCTGCTGCTTGTACGTGATGTAACCGTTTTGCCGGCACCAGTCGCGTAGGCGTTTTGCGTCGCCGAGTTGCCACGCATAAAGCGGGCTCAAGCTCTCCTTGCAACGTTCCTCCTTGACCATCTCAGTGTCCCCCTTGGTGGGGATGCTGGGTGGCGTCCGCACTTGGGCACTGACGCTATTCTGCAATGCCAAGAGCAGTGCCGCCGCCGCAACTCCAGAATGCAAATATTTCAACATATCCATCCTTCTCGGCTCGCCATTGGCGGGCTTTTTCACGTTAGGACACCGACTTGGCCGGCAACAACAGTGATGATCTGATTATCTCAATCAGCACCGATCTTGCAACCGTAAAGCGTGCGCTAAATCGGCTGGTGTCGGACGTAGGCGCAGCATCCAACGGCATTGAGAGACGTTTTGCCGCTACCGGTAAGTCGATCAACAACTCGCTCACCACCTCGATGCAGGATCGCATCAACAGCATGGTGGGCATCGGTACGACGGCAGCAAAAGAATGGAACGGGGTTCTCGCTGATCAGCAGAAAGAGCTTGATCGCCTCCGCGCCAAATACAGCCCGTTGTTCGCAACAATTTCGAATTACAAGAACGCGGTCGCCGAAATTCGGCAGGCACATGCCGCCGGCGCAATTTCTGCGAACGAGATGGCGTCTGCGATTCAGAGGGAGCGTCAGGCGGCACTTGCGTCGACCGCGGCCATTAAGGGTCGCAACGCCGCGCTGAAGGCTACGGTCACGACGAGTAGCGGCAACAGCTTCAATACCGCAAACATTGCCGCTCAGTTCCAGGACATCGGCGTGACCGCAGCGATGGGGATGTCTCCCATCCAGATCGCCCTGCAGCAGGGCACCCAGCTCTCGGCCGCCCTGCAGCAGATAAAGGATAGCGGGCAGGGTGTCGGCCAAGGTCTTGCGGCTGCTTTCGCGTCGGTGATTTCTCCGTTGTCGCTGGTAACGATTGGCGTCATCGCCGCAGGCACAGCGGCATTTCAGTACTTTTCGACGATTATGAGCGAAGGCGATAAGTCCGCCGAAGTGCTCAAAGAGCAAGCTGCGCTGATTGCTGCGGTCGCCGAACGCTGGGGCGATGCCGTTCCCGCTTTGCGCGACTACGCCGACCAGCTGAAACGTGCGCAAAACTCTGCCGACATGAAGCAGGGTGCGGAGATAATCAACGAGAAGACGCTTGAAGGCGTCAGGGCAGAAGTCGACAAGACCGCTGTGTCGTTCGCGGATCTCCTCGATCTCTTAAGGCTGGCTGGCGAAAAGTTTGACACCATCACAAATCTTCAGGTGGCGTTCGACAAGTTTGCAACGTCTGCTGAGGAAGGTAAGGTCCAAACCGAAGAGGTTAAGCGCGTACAAGACGCGCTGGTAGTAGCGATCAATGGCACTGGCTTACAGGCCACGTCGGATTTTGCCGCCAAGTTCAATGATTTGGCTGCAGCCGCTCTTGTTGCGGCCGGCAACGTCCAAAAGGTCAATGATGCCACGTCGAGAATGACGGACGTCACGACATGGAGAAGCTACAATCCGAGCAGTGGCAAGCTCGAAACAAATGCCGAGCCGTGGGCTGATAACATCCAGAATCCCGGCTTCATGACGCCAGAGTTCGGCCCCACACCAGACCGCCGCCCATCCGATCTGGACACAGACAAAAACAGAGGTTTCGGTACGCCGAAGCGGGCAAGGGCTCCAAAGAAGACGGCATCTGACCGCTTCGCGGAAGACCTTCAGGCTGTCCGGGATAGGACCGAGGCGTTGCGCCAGGAAATGAACCTTATTGGCTTGTCCAATGAGGCTCAAGTGAAGCGCCGTACAGCGCTAGACCTGGAGCAGAAGGCGCTGGCCGACCTTCGCGAAGAGGCGCGCAAGAAGGGCGAAAAAGACCTGGAAAGCATCACGCTTTCGCCCGACAAGATTGCTACAATCGAGCAGGAGTCTGCTGCGTATGCTCGGCAATCAGAGGCGCTTAGAAAAGCGCAAGAGGAACAGCAAAAGCTGAATGAGTGGAACAACGTCGCGAGAGACGCAACGCGCGGCTTTATCGATGATTTGATCCATGGCGAGAGTGCCGCGGATGCATTTGCTGGCGCGCTCAGCCGCATCGCAGATGCGCTCCTGGACGACGTGCTCAATAGCATCTTCAAGGTCAACAACGCTGCTGGTGGCGGCGGTGGGTTCTTGAGCGGCCTGTTCAGTCTGTTTGGCGGTGGCGCCTCGAAATATGCCGGGCTCTCGGGCGGCTTGTTCGCGGAAGGCGGCTACACCGGCGACGGCGGAAAGTATCAACCCGCAGGCGTCGTGCATAAAGGCGAGTACGTCTTCGACCAGGCAGCCGTCAAAGCTGCCGGCGGTCCTGCAGCTATGGAGGCCATGCGGCGCAATCTCAAAGGCTACGCCAACGGCGGCCCGGTCGGGATTTCGGTCCCGAGTGTGCCGAGTTTGAGGTCAATGTCCGCGCAATCTGCCGGCGTCGTCGTAAACTTCAATCCTGTCGTCGACAATCGCGGCGCATCTGTCGAAGCGGTTGCGAGACAGGAGAAGGCGCTGGCCAAAATGCAAGGCGAGTTGCAAAGCCGCGTTGAGGCGGCGGTTCGGTCGGCTCAGAAGCGAAACGTGAAGTTGGGGTAGAAAGGCCTCCCGATTGGGGAGGCCTTGGCAACCTGCTTTAGGCAGCTTTCTTTGCAGCCGACGTCTTATTGATTGACGTGACGGCGAGGTTCGTCAGCTTGTTGTTCGTAGCCTTTTCCTGGTCGAGGATTTCGCTCAGTATCTTGTGCGCTTCGTCGTGGCCGAGATCCTTAGCCCATTCGCGCAGTGACCCGTAGCGGGCGATCTCATAGTGCTCGACTGCTTGGCATGCCGCCAGAAGGCCAGCGTCTAGCGCGGTACCTTCTGCCTCTTTCATGAGGCTGTCAGCTTCCTTGATCAATCCTTCAATTGCGTCGCACTTTTCACCGGAGGCTTTCTTGCCAATGGATTTAAAGACCTGATCGAGTTTTTTGATCTGGTCCTTTGTCTCCGCGAGATGATCCTCGGCGGCCTTCCTCAATTCGGCGCTTTGGGCTGCCTTAGCTACCTTCGGCAGCGCCCTCGTGATGGCGTTCTCTGCGTAGTAGACGTCCTGAAGCGTGTGTTCGAAAATATCCGCAAGCGATTTCATGGGTTCCTCCGGTGGTTGATTGCTCCGGGGGAAATGCGCGGTTGCGAGCTTTGTTCCTTTGCGGTCACTTAACGCGGAATCCACAATGACAATCACATACCCGCTCCCGATTTCGTTTTTCGACGAGTTCCCAGGCTGGTCCACGGAGTTCAACCTGCTCTGGCGGCAGGAGCAGTCCCGCACAGCCGGCGGCCAGACGGTCGTCAAAGATATGGGTTCGCCGCTCTGGCAGATGACGGCGCAATCGCGCTCGATGAAGCCGAACGAACTTGACTATTGGCGCGCGCGGCTCACGAGCTTGGAAAACGGGCTAAAGACGTTTCGCGCATTCCCGAAGTCTCGCTGTTTCCCGGTGGCGTATCCGAACGGCAGCTGGCCGACCGGCGGCGCATTCTCCGGGGTAGGGCAGGTGGCCACGATTGCGAGTAACCGGAAGGCTATCTCGCTCTCGGGCCTGCCTGCTGGCTACCAGGTCTCGATCGGCGATTACATCCAGATTGGCGACAAAGACCTTCACATGGTGATGGAACCCGTGACGGCCAGTGGCAGCGGCGTGACGACGCAGTTTGAGGTCCGCCCGCATCTGTGGCCGGGTGTGGTGGCCCCTGTCGCCGCTACGCTGGTCAAGCCGTCCTGCATCATGGCGATCGTGCCAGGCTCGATCTCGACGACTGCTGACACGGCGACGGGTCGCGGCACAGTCACGTTTCAGGCGATTGAGGCGAGATAGGCCGCCGCAATCTGCTCATTGAAGCTTCACCCCGAAATGTGCGGCGATCATCTTCGATTCACGCGTGCCCTTGGCAACTTCACGATCAAAGCATTTCGCGTAGAGATCGGAACCCTTCTTGTCGCGGCAGGCGCGCTCGGCATTCCTGTGGACCGCTTTCTTCCAGTCAAACGGCTCTGACTTTACGATTGGGCCTTGTTGGCAGGCAGTCAGGTACGCGGCCGATAACGCGACGATTAAGTACTTCATGAAATCCCCCAGTGACGGCGGGATTATGCTCAACTTTAAGTCTGTGTCTAGGCCACCTCAGGGGGCTTTCGGACGCCAAATCCTCACAGGAAATCAATGAGAAACATCTCAGCAGAAAACCTTGCTGCGCTTGAGGCGCGGCAGCTGGTGGCGCGCGACTTCCTCTGGTTCGTTGCGCGCGATCGGGCGACTGGCGCACCCGTCACCGATGGCATGTGGTCGGATGTCGGCAACGTGTCGGCGGCCATCGTGCACCCGGACACAGGCTTGCCTGTCACGCGTGACTGGTACGGCTCCGGCACCCTGGTCCAGATCGACGACATCCCGCTCGTTGCCAATCTGTCGGTGCAGAACGTCAATATCCGCCTGTCTCAGGTGAGTGAGCACGTTCAAACCCTGGTCCGCCAGTATGATTGCCGTCAGGCCCGCGTCGAGATCTACCGAGGCTTGTTTGACCCAGACAGTCGCCAGATGGTGGCGCCGGCCGAATGCCGCTTCGTCGGTTTCGTTGATACCATCACCATCAATACGCCCTCAGAAAACGAAGAGGGCAGCGTGACGATGGTTTGCGCCAGCCACACGCAGGAAATGACCCGCTCAAATCCGACGACGCGCAGTCACGCCACGCAGGTACTGCGGCAGCCTGGCGATGCATTCTACACCGATGCTGACACGTCTTCGGAGTGGGAATTCTTCTGGGGCTCGGAAAAGGGCAAGGTCGCCACGCAGCCGAAGCGGAAAAAGTTTTTAGGAATCTTCTGATGGACGTCCGCTTCGCTACCGCTGAGGACCGCGACCGCGTTGTGGCGCTCCTGCGTGAGAGCCACGAGACAGCGGGCTTCACCTTTCCGTTTCAGGCGGCTTATGCCGATCGGCTGTTTCAGCAGCATCTTGTCTCGCCTATGGCCTGCGTTCTCGTTGCTGGCGAGCCTGCACAAGGTGTGCTTATGGCCTGTGCATTTGAACACCCCTTCGGTGCTGGTCGCATTGCCAAAGAAACAGTCTGGTATGTCACGCCGGGGGCGCGCGGGCGCGGCAGCATCAAGATGCTCGATGCCTACGAGGCGTGGGCCCGGTCGGTTGGCTGCGTCTCTGCCGGCATGGCATCGCTGGCAACCAACGACGTCTCCAGTCTCTACAATCGGCGCGGCTACAGCGCCGTCGAAACTCATTTCATGAAGCCGCTCTAGCGGCATTCCTTCGGCGCCACCCGCGCCCCGCGCGTATAGCGCATTCCAAGGAACATCGATGGCTATTTTCACTTCCATCGCCACGGCGATCGGCAGCGCGCTGGGATTCGGCGCCGCGTCGTTTTTCGTGACGGCGACGGCCTTCGCGTTGAAGGCGGTGGCGGGCCTTGGCCTCAGCCTTCTTGCACAGTCGCTTGCCGGCAAGCCGAAAGACCCGACGTTCTCGATTAACGGCACACTGCAGGGCGGCGGCGATGTTCCACGCTCCTTCATCATGGGACGCACCGCGACGGCTGGCTCGCTCGTGTTCGTCAATACCTGGGGGCAAGACGGCGACACGCCGAACGCGTACCTCACGCAGGTAATTGCGCTGTCGGATTTGCCGGTGCGTGGCCTTGCCGAGGTCTGGGTCAATGGCGAGCTCGTGACGCTCGGCGGTCTGACTGATCGCGGCTATGCAGTCAACGAGTATCCCGACAGTCTCTGGGTCAAGTTTTACGACGGCACGCAGACAACTGCCGACAGCTTCCTGTTTACGTCGGTTTCCAACGGCAACAGGTGGTGGAACCCGGACCGCATCGGGCGCGGTGTTGCTTATGCAATTGTCACGGCTCGCGTCTCGAAGAACATGTTCTCCGGTGTGCCGTCCTTCAAGTTCGTGCTTGAGGGCATGCGTCTTTACGATATCTCACGGGACAGCACCCAAGGCGGCGTTGGTCCGCAACGCTACGCTGACCCCGCCACGTGGGGCGGCGATGGCGACTTCCTGCCGGCGGTGCAGATTTACAATCTGTTGCGCGGCATCACCTATAACGGCCAGTGGTTTTATGGTCTGCAAAATCTCTCGGCTTCGCGTCTACCGGCAATTGCCTGGATTACCCAGATCGAGAAGCATCGCGCCGGCACACTGGAGTCGACCGGCTGGGTGAACACCTATCGCAGCGGCGGCGAGATACAGGTCGAAGCGCCGCTCACGTCCGCTATCGAAGCGTTGCTGACGGCTTGCCAAGGCAGGATTTCGGAAGTCGGCGGCGTCTACTATCTGCACTCTGGTGCACCTGACGCTCCGGTCATTGCCTTCACCGACGATGATATCCTGTCGACGGAAGAGCAGGAGTTTACGCCGTTCCTCGGGCTGGCCGACACCATCAACGGCGTTTCGGCAAATTATCCTTCGCCGGCAGATGGCTGGGTCGCCAAGACCGCACCGCCGCTCTACCGGACGGACCTTGAGGCGATCGACGGCAACCGCCGCCTGATGGCTGATGTCGACCTGAACTTCGTTCCATATCCGGAGCAGGTTCAGCGCCTGATGAAATCTGCGCTGGAGGAGGCCCGTCGCTTCCGCAGGCATACGATCGTCTTGCCGCCGAAGTTCTGGGCCTACGCAACACCGGGAACGGTGTTTTCGTGGACGTCGGAGCGCAACGGCTACATCGCCAAGCTGATGCGGATTGACGGCGTTGCCGACCGCGCCAACCTCGATGTGATGATCGACATCACGGAAGTGGACCCGGCTGACTACGACTGGAGCAGCGACACCGAATTCAAGCCGCCGGTTGACGGCCAGCTTGGTGTCATCAGGCCGACGCCACAGCCTATTGTGGACTGGTTCGCAGAACCGGCCACGGTCAAGGATAGCTCCGGCGAGGATCGACGCCCGGCTATTCGGTTGACTTGGGACAATGGCGATGGGCGCCTCGATGACGTGATCGGTATTGAATACGAGGTGCGGCTACAGGCAACGCTGGAGAAAATCTCCGAAGGCCGCACAGACCAGCCGCAAGTCGGCTCGATGCTCATTTCGCAGAGCCTACTGCCGAATGAGGATTACGTCGTTCGCGGACGCTACATTCCTGGCGGAGACAGGCCAGTGCTGTGGTCTGGTTTCATACCTGTCACCACGCCGAACATCCTGCTCTCCGACAAAGATGTTTTTGTTGACGTCGATCTGACTGGTATTGAAGAAGCCCTCGGCTGGCTCCGCAACAGCACCAGAACCGCACAGGATGCCATCGACGGCCTCATCGCCGCGCAGATGGAACTGGCGACGGTCGCGTACAAAGACACTCGTAGTGCAGTCTATGAGCTATCGGTTGAGCTTGGCGCTGCGAGAGCGTCATTCACTCAAGACCTCCAGCTTGCTGTAAGCGAGACCCAGGCAGTAGCAGGAAGGGTAGAAACTCTCACAGCGGCGCTGGGCGGCAACACGGCGTCGATCAACATCGCGTGGGCTGCAGTCGCTGCCCCGTCTGGCTATGCGGCCAGATATGGCATCACCGCAGCCGTCAACGATGAAAACTATAGGTCGGCATCATTCCTCATGGACGTGCCGTCGAACCCGTCGAGCCCGACTCGCATCATCATGAAGGCCGGTCAGGTCGTCATGGTGAGCGATGACGATGCCACCATAAAGCGGCCGTTCGTGTTCCAGTCCGGTGTGCTCTATCTCGATGAGGTGAGGGTCAACCAGCTTTCGGCGCTGTCGGGCGTGCTTGGCAACGTCGATATTTCGAGCGCTTACATCGGCACTCTGACCGTCGGCACGTCTAACATTGAGCCTGGTGCCATCACCGCAGCGGCTGCAGATACCCTTGCGGGTAGCGGTTCTGTCGATATCACCCTGGTTCATGGCCCCGGATCGCCACGGGTCAAGGTGGAGGCGTTGGGCAAGGTATTCACCGGCACGTCGACCGATTCCGCCTACGTTCAGTTCGTTCTGCGCAACGTCACTGACAGTGCCGATATCGACACGTTCCTTGTCTACTCGAAAACGACGCCTGCGGCTGGTGCGGCAAAAATCACTGGCACAACGACTTACATCTTCAATCCACCGAGTGGACGAACCCAAACAGTATTCCGTCTGACGGCTACGCCATTCGGGGCAACGCCTACGGGTTCCACCATCGTTGCTGAAGCATCCAAGAGGTAATCCATGACAACCGGAAACCAGATGCAGGTTGACGCCTCTGTCATCCTGCATGAGGCAGAACTGCGCGAAACGTTCCTGAAGAACCGCACGCTTTTACTGTCCCAGCAGCTCCTGATGCAGAAGCAGGAAAACAAGATCCTTCTCGACAAGATCAACGGTCTCGAAGCTGATCTGCGCCTTGCGCGTGGTGAAGGCGAGGCCGGTGCTGTGGAAAGTGGTAACGGAGCATCCGAATAATGGCTAACACCACCTGGTACGGCGACGGCACGGCAACCGTCGCTGTTGGCTCTCGCACTGTGACCGGCACGGATACCGGCTGGCTGACGGAAGTTGCTGGCCTGACGCCGATTAAGGTCGGTGACAAGTTCGGCATCCACGTTGGCCGCCCGATCGTCATCGAGCAGATAGTCAGCGATACGGAACTGTTGCTCGCCGACGATTGGCCCGGTCCTGCGCAGACGGACGCGCCTTACAAGATCGAGCTGACGAACCCCACGATTGTGGCCGTCGAGACCATGCGGCGACTGATGCTCAGCCTGAGCGGCGGCAATTTGTCCAGCATCGCTGAGACCTCGGTGGGTAACGACGATTTGCTTATCGGTATCGGCCCCGGCGTTTTCAGCACCATCAAGAAGTCCGAGATGAAGGACGGCGTGCAGTTTGATGAGGCTGTTGCTGATTTGGCTGGTCGCGCCGCTTACGATACTGCCGCAGCTGACTTCCGCGTATTGGTGGCCGATATCGGTGACGGTCGCTCGGCAGTCTACATCAAGGAGTCTGCGGCTTCTGGCGACTGGAGCGTGCCCTATTACATCACCGGCACTGTCGGCCCTGCTGGCGTCAACCAGCGTGGCAACTACAGTGCCGGAACAGCGTATGTCGTACGCGATCTCGTTCAGTATGGAGGCTCAACCTGGATCGCCAAGGTTGCGACGACCGGCAACGCGCCGCCGACGCTTCCGACAACCGAGAACACGCAATGGCTTCTATTCGCTCGGTCTGGGACAGCCGGTGTTGTCGATCGCGGCACCTACAGCGGCGCGACGGCGTACGAGACGAACGATATCGTTCTCAACAATGGCTCGACGTGGATTGCGCTTCAGCCGACCACGGGCAACGCGCCTCCGGCCTTGCCGACCGAGAGCAATGCCTATTGGCGGCTGTTGGCTCGAAAAGGGGCGGATGGCACGGGTACGGGTGATGTTGTTGGGCCTGCTGGCGGCGTCTCTGACAATTTCCCTGTTGCGTTCGATGCGACCACTGGAAAGCTCATCAAGGCTATCACTGGCGCGATAGCGGCCCTTCATGCGTTGACGCCTGCGGCTGACAAACTCCCTTACTTCAGCGGAGCGAGCGCGGCCTCTCTTGCCGATCTGACCGCGTTCGCCCGGACGATCCTGGATGACGCAAATGGCGCGGCGATGTTTGCAACAATGGGCGCTACATCGGGTACTGGCTGGATGAAGCTTCCCAACGGCAGGCTAATGCAGTGGGGCACATCAACAGGAACCACCGACAGTGGCGGAAATCTTGGGATAAGTTTCCCGACGTCATTTTCCAGCGGCTCATCTTACAACGTCGTTGCATGGAGCGGTGACAGTGCCGTCGCGAGCGGCAACCTGGTGTTGTCACAATTGCGCTCCGCCCCTTGGCCTCAGGCGACAGGTTTTGCTGTCTCAGTTCGAACCGGGAACACGGGCGCGGCTTTCGCAAGTTCAGCGATCCGCGTCGACTGGATCGCAATAGGAGTTGCTCCATGATCTACGCAAAATTCGATGACAATGGCTTTCCTGTCGGCTTCTGGATCTCTGAGGCATGCAGCAATCCGGAGGAAGTAATTCCTTCCGACGCTGTAGTTATCACTGAGGCGCAGCACCTTGAATTCCTCGAAAACGCAGGCGGTCGTAAATTCATTGACGGTGAGGTGGTCGTGGTCGAGCCATCCACCGTACCTGCTACAATCCTCGACTACGAAAATGCCATCCAGAACCTTGTCGACAACACGGCGCGTGAACGGCAGTTCCGGGACGGCGTGACGCTGGCTTCATACATCGGTTCCACAAAGTCGAAGTGGGCGGCTGAAGCTAATGCTTTCGTCGCCTGGCGGGATAACGTCTGGTTCTACGCTTACGGTGAGCTTGCGAAAGTGCAGGCGGGACAGCGGCCACAGCCGACTGTAGAGCAGTTCCTTGGCGAGATCGCCCGTATCGCTTGGCCGGTAGCGTAAACCGGCAACCATAACCCACAATCATGAGAGGGCAGTGGAGGCTGCGCTGGGGAAGCGCTTTGAAATTCGGTCTGGACCGATTATCGGATCAATGAAGTCGGGCAGCACCTTGAAAGGAGAATAGCGCCGCAAGTAATATAACAGCCACTCAACGATACTGGCTGAATAAAGATGAACATGGGTCATTTGGCGCTTTTGTATCTCGGTATCGCCGTTCTGGCTGTTGGCTGCGCTACATTTGTTGGCGGTTTGGTCTATCTCATCTGGCTGATTTTCAGCGAGCCCGCCATCATCAGGAATGAGATCGGGGCGCGTGCCTTGATGTACGTCTACGACAACATTCCGCTTCGTAAGTAGCATAACCACGCGCTCATGGAGGGAAGCTAAAAGAGGCTCGCACGGGAACCGGGGGGTGGGCGCGAGCCCCAGTGCTGTCTACAAAATACACAGCACAGCAACGTCAAACGCGCGGTATTGGAATTCGTTCCAAGAGCGGAGGCCCATCGCCCCTCGTAGGCAACAGGCCTCCACACCGTGGAGATTGGGATGGCCACGGCGGCGCGAGTGTGGTCCTGTTGATTGAGAAGCGCTACCAGAATCTTTGGAGAGGCCCGCCACTCCGCCAAGCGGCGGACCCCAATGCCGCGGCCCGTTTCAGGGAGCGCGCGACGGCGTCGCTTTTAAAGCCGTAAACGCGGGTTCACAACTTACCAATTGTCCATCTTTTCGAGAGACTTGCGTCGCCCAAAAAAATAGAGGCCCGCAGGTGCTTTGGGGGGGGGCTTGGCTGCGGGCCTCTGTCAGGTCGCTGGGCGGAGCGACCGCGCGCAAGGTGGCTTTTGGCGCATGAACGCTGGATGAACGAATCGGCCTCGTAGTCGCTGAGAAACAACCCGTAAAAATCAGGATGCCATGGCACGGGAGACGCCTCCCGTGCCTATTCCCAACTCAAGGAACACCCATGCCAATCACCAAAATCTCCACACAGGGGAGGGCTTTCGTGCGCCTGCACGAGGGCTGTAAAGAAAGGAGCCGCCAACATGGCTAGAGAAAATCTTGCCGTCTCGCTCGACCTCATGTTCGGCCACGAAGGCGGATACGTAAACGTCAAGAGCGACCGAGGCGGCCCGACCAAATACGGGATCACGCACAAGACGCTTGCCGCGCACCGCGGCGTTGCGTCGGTCACGGCATCTGAGGTCAAGGCGATGACCAAGGAAGAGGCCGTGGAGATCTATCGTCGATCCTACTGGTCGCAGAGCGGAGGCGATCTCCTGCCGTCGGGTCTGGACTATGCCGCATTCGATTTCGGCGTGAATTCGGGACCGTCGACTGCAGCGAAGAAGCTGCAGGTGGTTATGCAGGCTAAGAAGGTGTACTCCGGCGCGATCGACGGACACATCGGCGAGCAGACCGTCGCCGCAGTTGCTGCTTATCCGGGCGGCGTCAAAGACCTGATCATGGCCTACTGCGATGAGCGTATGCGCTACCTTCGCAGCCTGACAAACGCCAAGACCGGCTTTCCGGTCAACGGCAGAGGTTGGACGATCCGCGTTACGGGCGTCGACCCGCTTGGCAAGTTCAAGAAACAGCCTGGTGTCGTTGGCAACGCGATGAGGATGGCCAACTCCGTGGAGCCGCGACCCACCGCCACCCCAGTCGAAGCTGAGGCGAAGGCCATAGTGCAAGACACTGGCCTCGCCGAAGTTCTCAAGAAGCCGGAAGCATGGGGACCACTCGGAGGCTTCCTGTCTGCCGCCGGAGCAATCATTGCCGGCGCTGGCCCGATTCAATGGGCGCTGGCAATCTTGATGATCGCTGGCGGTATCGTCGGCCTCGTCTACTTCGTCCAGCGCGTCAGATCGGGAGGCTAGCATGCCACTATTTTTTGCGGGCCTCTGGTCCCGCGTTTCTGGCTACCTAGCCGCAATCGGTACAGCGCTCGCGATCCTCGCGGGCGTCTTTTTGTATGGCCAGCGAGCAGGGCGCTCCGCGGCGAAAGATGAACAGGCCGCAGCGAATGCCAAGGCCATCAAGAAGGCCGGGGATGTTGAAAATGAAGTCAGAAACCTGGATGACGCTGGCGTTGATGGCGCTCTTGGCAAGTGGATGCGCGACAAGCGGTAGCTACTGCGACATCGCGCGTCCAGTACGGCCGTCTGTCGAGGACCAGATGACACCAGAGACAAAGCGACAAATCCTCACAGAGAATGAAAAGATGCAAAAGCTTTGCGGGGTGAAGCCATGACCGGCGCCGAGATCATGGGTGCCGTCGGCTTCTTCGTGCTGGTCTTCGGCTTCATCTTCGGCCTGTGGAAGTACGTCGACGCCAAGATCAGCGCTGCGAAGACCGAAGCGTCTGCGGCGGCGTCAGCTGCATCGGCGATGGCATCTTTGGCGAGGGAAGAACTCGCCGCACACCGTCTCCACGTCGCGGAAACATACGTCTCAAAGTCCGGCCTTCGCGAACAGACTGAGCAGATCATGGGTGCTATCGGCGCCGTGAAGGATGCCGTCGACAAGATGACGTTACGCGTGGATCGCATCGTCGAAAATCAATCAAAGCCGCGCGCGACGCGGTCGGGATAGAAACAAAAAAGCCCGACACTGAGGCCGGGCTTTTCCTGCTTATAGCGAATAGCTATCAGAACTTTACGCCGAGGCCGACGCGGATAGCGTGCTGATCGATATCAGAGTTGATAGTGCCGCCACCTGTGCCGCCGAAATCGAACGTCTTGTCACCGAAGTCGGTGTAGCGATATTCCAGACGGCCGAACACGTTGTCCGTGAAGGCATAATCAAGGCCAACGCCGAGGGTGTAGCCGTTGAAGGTTTCTTTCTCTTCACCGAAGCCCGCTACGTCCGCATAGCCGCGAGCATAAGCCCAACCGGCAGTACCGTATACGAGAGCACGGTCAAAGGCGTAGCCGACGCGGCCGCGAACCGAACCCTGCCAGTCGAACCCGTAGGTCAGTGCGCCGTCGAACGCCGTGTTGTCAGCCCAGTTCTTGTCGAAATCAGCCTCGAGACCGACCACCCAGCTGTTGCCGAAATCATAGTTGTAACCAACGAAGCCGCCGAGGATGCCGCCGTCGAAATCCTCCGAGAAGCTACCTGCGGTGCCACTAATTTCGATGTCCTGGTTGTTCCAGTTGTAGCCACCCTGAACACCGATGGTGAAACCAGTCCAGCTGAATGCTGGTGCCACATCAGCAACAGGCGCTGCAGGTACTTCAGAAACCGCGTCAGCAGCCATAGCGGTGGACGCTGCCAAAACAAAAGCCAAGGTCGCGAATGTCTTTTTCATGGTCTGGACTCCTAAATCTGAGCCTCCACTAAACAACAACTTGATGAAATATGCTGTAGCGGGCAAGCAACACTAGCAACCCAAGCGAACGATGGCGCGATAATGCTGCTCAAGGATGTCGAAATTACGCGGATGTGTCAGATTGGCGCTTTCACGTCCGGGTCGAATGCATAGGTGATGTACACCTCGAAGCCATTGACGGGCTTTAGCCGCGTGAAATGAGCCTTTATGGGCAGATGGGTCTCGTCAGAAATCCAGGTCAGGATACGCAGCTCGCCGTCCCGAAGGTCTGGCCTTTCGTATTCATACAATGACGTAGCAACGCCATTCACTTCTTGAAAGCCAAGGAATTTGCATTTTTTAATTTTCTCTGTAGGGGCGTATTCACGATCTCTGACTTCCCACGGCCATCCTGAATCTCGCGAGTATTCCTTGGTGCCAACGTGCACATACTGCCCTAAATAAGGTTCTCCTAATCCATTATTGACGAACCGCATCGTCATTTGGATGGCTTGCGTCTCATTGAATTTCGCAGTCATCCGCTTCACGCGCTCACAGGATGTGAGGCTGTCGGATGGGCTTGGGCTCCTTAATTGCGAGGTGACCAGGAGGCCGTCATACTTGAACAGAAGTGCCACTCGTTCCTCGGGGAACTCTAATCCACCGCCGATGTAGCGACGTGTAACCCGCGTCAACATCTGATGGTCTTGCGAAATCCACGCATCCATTTCCGCTCGGTAAGGGAGGCTGGTCCAGTTCATCCGGTAGTGAGTTACCCCGCCTGTCGCTTCCACTTCTGAGCCAACCAGCTTGCAGTTTGTTAAAGTTGGCTCAGATCTGTCCCAGGAAGACCATTCGACGCCGAGACGAGGAGTCGATCTCCACTCCTTCTCAAAATGCCGCTTCTCCTGGCGTTCGGTGGGTGAGAACTTTCTCTCGATGAAAGGGCGATATGTCCCGTCTGCTCTCACAAGAGGCATCTCGTAGGAATAAGAAGGATAGATTTCAGTCATTATGATTGCGCGCGCCACATCTTTGCATGTCGGGTCTTCCCACCGTTCACCACGAGCCTGAATATCGTCGGCGTTCGCTGCATGAAGGAAAGAGAATGCCGAGAAGCAGAGGGAAAGTAGAATCGAGCGCATTGTTTGGTTCCCTGGTGGGCAGGATCGCAAGGTAGAGTGTTTATAAGGGTGATCAAGCTTTAGAGGTCCGTCAATCGCTCATTGTTGGGCATCCCCGATAATCTCTACTGGTCCCTGCGACGTCTCAATCAGCGGCCAGCGAACCTTCCTCTTCCACTCGGTCAAGGCATCGTCAGGTGAGGTGCAAAACACCCACTCTATGAACGCGTCGGAAATCTTGGGGTGGTCGTAGAGAAGGGCAGCAATGCCTTTTCGCTCGCTGAACAAAATCTCAATCTTTGCACCGGTCGGTATGTCGTCGTCATCGGCCCAGAGTTCCATGGCGACATATCCGGAATAAGCGGTGAGGTCCGATTCCCGGTCCACTTCGGCGAGCAGGCGCGGATCGATGTCCTCGTGAATGGCTTTCTGCACTCCGAAGAAGTCGCCGTCTTCCAGCAGCGCCTTCGGGTAGACACCGTGATTTTCCAGAATGTAAGGACGGATATGCATATTCGTCTCCTATCCGAATAGATCGGCCGTCTTGGTCTCGTCTTCGACCGGCAGCAGCACGAGGCCGTCGTCAGGCAAGGGCCGCTGGAGCTCTTTCGCTTCCTCCCATGGCGCGGTCAGCCACATCTCCACCTCATCCTTGTTTGTCAAAATGACCGGCATAGCCTTTGGGTGGATTGGTTTGACGACGCTGTTCGGATCGGTCGTCAGGAACGCGTACAGCTGGTGGTCTCCCTCGCGCGGGTTCTTCATCGATCCGCGAACGCCGTGCCATCCTGTCCAGATGCCAGCGAAGAAGGCGAGGGGAGTTTCCTCGTTGAGCGCAAACCAGCGCTTCGTCTTCCGGGGCTTGGTATCTTCCCATTCGCAAAAGGTCGTCCACGGAACGACACAGCGGTTTTCTGGTCGCAGCCATCGGCGCCAGTGCGGGGAGGTGACGTTGCGAATGTTGGTCACGCCGGTATCGGGTTTGCCCTGCGTCACGAACTGCGGCGACGGCATGCCCCATGTGAGCCCTACGAGCTCTCGTCCGCTTTCGCTGTTGCGTACGACTGGCGCCGGCCGGTCTGGGTAGACTTCAACATCCGGCTCCAGGTTCAGCCGCTCCTGCATGATGCCCACGATGTCGCGGATCGATTCCTGATTGGTCTTCACACGGTACAAATTACACATGCTCACCTCGGCAATTTTGCAATTGTGATGTAGGAGCCGCCTTTCTCGCCGCACCTCCGGCACTTCAGGCGGGGCTGCAGTTCCTGGAGGGTCGTGTTACCGCCGACCATCTTTATGAGCTTCCAGCGTGGTAACTCCGTCACATGCTTGCAGGATCCACACCCGGCCACAACGACTTCCCAAGAGCGTAGATCGCACACCCGCACACCAGCTGCTTCTTCTTGCGCCGCTTTTTCCGTTCGCTCCTCGAAGGTCCAATAGTAGCTCATCCTGCATCGTGGGCCGAAATCTTCCTTCGATTTTGGGCATCCTATAAGCTTCTGCGCAATCAGGCGGAGCGGGCTTGGGGCCGGGGTAGCGGTAAATTCGGCTTTCACCGCCTTGCCATCAAACGACCGAAGAATCTCACAATCCTCGCAGATGACCCATATTTTTTCTCTGTCGAGTTCCTTGTAATCGTAGCCGTTATCGTTTGCTGTCATCCCGGTCTTCATTCGGTAGCCAGCCTCGCGTAAATCCTCTGCCCATCGCTGCGGTCGCCAGCGCAAGCTGCAGCCGCAAGTGCTGGATGTCTTCCATCAGCGTTTCAATTGCGGCGCGACTGTCTCCGTCGTGCCATGCGATGATGTGGTCCACCGGGTCGGCTTGCGGTTCTCTTGAATTTGGGCGCACGTTCTCATTCTCCTGTTTCAGAGCCTTAATTTTCTCCCTGTGTTGAAAAGGCGCGCGGCCCCGCGCCGGTAATTCAGTCTGGCATCAAGTCGGCAATTTGCCCGTGCGAGACAAGCAGGCGCGGGTTCGCCATGCTGCCGCTTTCCTCGTCCACGGTGACGGCGTATGCAGCAACGCCAACATGGCGCGACGCCATGGCGCTCGCCATTTTCTCCGCGGACGCGGCGTTTGAGGCTGGCCGCATTTCTCCGGGCACGACACCGCCACGGCTGTTTTTGAACTGCACGACAATGATTTTCTCAGCGTCTGCCATATTGCGTAATCCTCGTTTGTTCTACAAATGTTCTTATTTTAGAAGGGAGTCAAGTAGCAGCGATGAAAGGTATGTCTGCCCGTGTCTTCCCATTAAGGCATCAAAAGCCCAAGGTGTTGGTAAGCCACATGCGCATAACTTTCCGCCATACCATTAGCGAAGAAGTCTGTCTCATCTAACTCATCCTGATCAAGCAAACTTAGAATATTTTCTCGGTCTTTGATTAACTCGGGGTGGTTTAGGTTCAGTCTCTCAATCATATTTCGTGCGGCCGTGTCGCCTTCAAGTGCCGGAGCCACCTGACCATTCAAACTAAAGCGAAACCGTTGCGTGCATGGCGGGTACTCGGGGGCGACGTGATACTTCTCTTCAAACCAATTTGCCTTGAAGTTGCCGCACGTAGGAGCCGGCTGACCCGCGTCGTCTTTTAAGCCGCAGCTCAGATAGAGATTGCTGTAGTCAGTCGCTCTATTTTGAAACTGTGACTGGGGCCAAAAATGCTCGACATGATAGGTTGTCCCGGCCACCGTCGTGTTTAGGCGTCTGCCGCAGTAGACGCACAGTCCTCGTTGTTCGAGCAAAAGCGTCGACCTGACTTCATTAGTGACCTCGGCGCAGTCAAATGGGTACGACGGTCGCCAATCATCATTAGACATGTCTATCCACCCCTGCATGAGTGGAGGAGTTGATCCCTTACGACTACCCTTCATGCGTCAGACTGAATCCCCTTCAAGCGCTTCCGCAAAAGCAAAAGTTCAGGCGGGTCGCCTTCAATTTTAGTTGTGATTTCGTTTAGCAATTCAGAAGCAGATTCTCTGTTCTGTTTGCTCACGGCCTCGTTGAAGGCATCGAAAAGACGGTCGATTTCGGGATCGCGTTCATGTGCCCTGAAAACTCCCTCCAAAAGATAGTTGCTCGTTTGCCCTTTAGTTTTAAGTGGATAATTCACTTCGATCTGATCCTGATTCCTCTCAAGGATTCGAACATTTCGACTCTCCACGGACGATATTACCTGCGGAGAATGGGTAGTCACGATAAACTGACATGATTTGAATACACGCGACAAAGTCGAGAGGATTTTACTCTGCCATGAGGGGTGCAGGTTCAATTCTACTTCATCGATCAACACGATGGCGGGTATGTCGTGCAAAGAAGAGTTGGGCTTAGTCATTTGAAGACGCCGCGCCAAGTCAGCGAGCAAGATTATGAAAGAGCGCTCCCCGGTGGATAACAGGCTTACATGAATCTCAACGCCGTCGGTTCTCTCGAAATAGAGGCCCGCCGGATCTTGCGTTGACGAAAATCTTACTCCGATAAAACCGTCAACCTCCTTGATCAATGCTCTTATTGCTTGAAGTTGAGGATCCCTGTAATCCCTTTCCCTGTCGCGAACGTGGCGAGCTTCTTCGGCATCCACACGATCCCACCACTCCTCCAGTTGCGATATCGCTCTGAGAGACCCGAAAAGAGAGGTTGTACGGTCACCGCGGCCGGCAACGCCTCTTTCGTCAAAACCTCGGTCCTGCCTGTAATACACGAGTAGATCGTCTTTTCCGGATTGCAGCGTTTCATTTTGTACAAACTGCTTAACCTCCAAAAACGACGAGGAGTTTCCTAGGAAATGGGCATCACTAAACTTTGCTCTGAGGCTAAGCGGCACGTCTTCGCCGATAGCATCCTCTAATACAAAGTCCAAGTCTAGCGAGTAGTCGTCACGCCCAATCTGTACGTCGCTCTTGTTGTAAATGTTATAACTCAGACGCGGCCGTTCGGCTTGCCAAAGGCTTCTAACGTGCGTCAACATTATCGCCAATGCGTCGAGAATCGATGATTTACCAATTCCATTTCGTCCGACGAGGACCGTCATTTTTTCGTCGAGTGGTATTCTAAGCTCCGACACCCCACGGAAATTGCTGAGAGTGATGGCTGATAACTTCATCTAAGCTCCAATCTCTGTCTTCACCGGCGAGACTACCCAGCCATACTTGTAACTGATTAACTTGATGCGTACGGGAACACGGCCCGATACGAAAAATTATCGGTATAGCAATGCAACTTCAGTGCACAAGGCGATTTAAGTCCAGCTTATGTGTCTGCTGCCACAACCGATATTTTCATGCCCACCATCTTCCGCATTGCACTCGCCGCCAATTCAGCTCGCCCTCCCAGGTAGTGCATATCGAGAATGGCCTCGACATCCTTCAAGCTGTGGCCGGTGACTGCGGCGATCTCTGGCACGGTGCACCCAGCGAGCGCCATCCTCGTTATTGCTGTGCCGCGAAGGTCATGGAAGGTAAGGTCGGTTATGCCAGCCTTCTCGCAACATTTCCTCCAAGAGGTGTTGAACCCATCGCTTGTCCAGGCCCCGCCGCGGCTGTTTCTAAGGATGGCGCCATTGCTTCTCTGAGAGCTTAGGACGTTAGCCAGTGGGCCCACGGGGACCAAAACGCGCGCCTTCGTTTTCGACTGAGTGAACCGCAGATTCGAACCATCAAAATCGCGCCAGGAGAGCCGCAGAAGGTCTCCTTTGCGCTGGCCGGTCCATAGCGCCAACTGAATGGCTAAACGCATGTAGGCAGGAGCCTCCGCCTCAAATGCGGCTACATCGGCGTCACTCCACGTCCTGTCGCGTCTCGTTGATCGGTACAGTCGGCCGCCGCGTTCGGCGATGTTAATCGAAATCACCCCTCGATCTTTTGCAAACGACAGTACTCGAACCAAAACCATCCATGCGAAATCGGCGCTACGAGGCTTGTCGGCCATTCGGTCGCGCCATTCCTTGAATGCGCCACGCGTCGACGGTTGCTGCAGCTCCTCAAGCGTAAGGCGGCCGAACTCCATCCGGATCTTGTCGAGGTATCGATCGTATTCCTGACGGGTGACAGGCTTGGTGCGACGAAAATCTGAAGAGCCGCGGTAGAGTGTGACCAGCGTCGACAGGTTGGTAGGTGAGGGCGCTCTGCGCTGCTCGTGCGCAAGCTTGAACGCGCCATCGAGTAGAGGATCGCCTGGCTGGATCGGCTCGCCTTTGTCGTTCTTTAGCAGCGGCCCGCCGCGCCACGCATAGCAGTAGTAAACGGTCTTGCCGCTGGTGAGCGTCTTCTTGACCTTTGTGAGGCACTTTAAACTTGCGTCACGCATTGCTCAACCCTTCAGCAAAGGAGGAACCTGCCGCCGGCACCAATGCCGAAAGCTTCGCTGTGTCTCCTCGATGTGGTGATGTGCGGTTGGTGATCGCGAAGGTAGGTTAAGCGGGATCGTGTATGCGGGTCAAGTGCGCTCGCGAAGCCGCACGCCAGGACCGTTGCCATTTGATGGTATGAAGATGATGCCGAGATCAAGAAGGGCTTGAACCACGGCCGCCACATTGTTGGTCATTCCGGATACGGCGCCCTCACTTGCCTCCATGCGCTTTAGTGTCGGGACGGATATTCTAGCAGCTGTGGCGATCTCAGACTGCGTCTTACCAATTAGAGTTCTAGCGGCCGCCAACTGACGGCCAGACAAGGCGTTCTGATCCATTGGTATCATATCGATCTTTTTGTGTTGACGTTCTTGGTTAATTGATCTAAAGGTATCACCAAGACACCAAAATCGCAACACGGAACCGAGATCATGGTAAACAACGTCATAACGGCGAAGGCCGAAGGCATGCCAATTTGCAGACCGCAACATGCGCCTAATCGCTGCGCAATGGAAATCGACGGTGAGCGTGTTCTTGTGGATATTAACCGCTTCGATGCCCATGGCCGCGCTGTCGTCATTCAGCATGACGGCGTGATGCGAATCCAAACCGTGGAGCCTGATCCTTATAATCTTCGCACTTTGGGCGCGCGATCTGCGCTTGGGGAGCGGTTTATGGGGCCGTACGGCAACATTTGTCGAAACACAGTAGCGATTGTCGGGATGGTCATCGAACCGGAGATTTTTCAGGGCACCACGATCGAAGGAAGGGTGGCATGACTGAGCAGCAACCTCAGAACGAATCGTTCATTTCCCGCATGACCCGCCTTTATATTGAGCTCGACACTATTGGCAGTCGCGTTGGCAATATGCCTGACGACGCCATGGACCACATAACGGAAGCGGCGGGCATCGTCCGCAGGGCGGTTATTGAGGCGCCGGTCAAGACCGAGGCTGACATTGCCGGGAAGTTTCGGTTTGCTGCCTTACTCATCGAGGATCCGCACGGCGTCATCTGCGATGAGGAAGAAGCGGCAGCGATCGCGGTTCGCGAGCTCTTCAGGTTCCGTGAGGAAGAATGGGCCGTGATGCGCGCGGAGGCTCGGTCATGA